GGAATTTCAAATATTAAAGCAAGAATAGAAAAAGTATTTGATGTTGGTGAAAACAGAGCCGAAATGATTGCAAGAACAGAAACAGCAAGAAGTGAAGCACAGGGAAGATTACAAGGATTTAAAAGTTCAAAAGAAAAATTAAAGAAAAAAATAGTTGTTGCACATGATGCTAGAACAAGCGCCTTATGTAAAAGATTAGAAGGACAAACGGTCGGGATAAATGAAACCTTTAAAGATAAAACAACCGGTGGAGAATGGCAAACAAATCCATTTCATGTTAACTGCCGTAGTACTGTGATTTATATTTCTGAGAATGAAGAATAGAAAGATTTAAAAGGTTTCAGTTCTTGCTATTTATATGGCTCCACCAAAAGGTTTTAACCCACATAAGAAAAAACAAATAGATGAAGAATTAATGATTAGATTTTATTATGAAGATTTATGGGATTATAAAAAAATAGCAGATTATTTTGGATTCAAATCAAAGAGTGCTATCTGTGATAGATTTAAGAGATTAGGATTAAAGGCAAGAACTAATAAAAATTTAAAGACTGGATTTAAACATTCAAAAAAAACAAAAATAAAGATTAGCAAATCTTTATGTAAAAAGAAAGAGCCATATATTTATCGTGGCTATAGGATGATTAGAGTAGGGAATAAATTTAGAGAAGAGCACCTTGTTGTTTGGGAAAGACATAATGGGAAAAAACCAAAAGGATTTGATATTCACCATATAAATTTTGATAAACTTGATAATAGAATTGAAAATTTACAAATTCTTAGACATGGAGAGCATACAATTCTACATAATTCTAAAAAAAGATAATCAAGCAGATAAGACATAATATTTAAATAGAAAATAGGCATATATTAAGCATGGAACCACAATTTATATTCACAACTCCATTTAATGTTAATGTTATTGAAGTAAAAGGAAAAGAGAAAATAACAATGGAAGGGCTTATTTCTACAACTGATAAAGATTTAGTTAATGATATTATTACAAAAAAATGTTTAGAGAGCATGCAACAACAAATTCTTGATAGAAATATTAAATTAGATATTGAACATGAAGCATTTCGTGGAGATACTCAAGAAGAAAAAGAATTAAATAAAACATTAATCCCTGCAGGAAAAATTATAGATGCAACAGTACAAGAAACTCAAAATGGAAACTGGGGATTAAGGGTGAAATCAGAATTAAATAACTTTAGAAAAGATTTTGAGCAAGTAAAAGGAAATGTGCTTGAGAGATATTTAGATGCTTATTCTATTGCATTTATACCAACGAAAACTGCATTAAAAACTATTAATGGTGAAGAAGTTAGATTATTAGATGAAGTAAGATTATTGAATGTTGCATTAACTGGAAATCCTGTAAATACCTTTGCACAGAATAGAGAAGTATTTGCTAAATCTATTGATGCAGTTGAAGAATATAAACAAGAGAAAAAAGATAATCCAGAATTAGAAAATAAATTAGAGGTTAAAGGAAAAACAGGCCCTGGAGGCCATAAACCAGATAAAACAGGTCCTCATGGAAGGGGAAAAGGCCCTGGAGAAGGAAGAGCTGATGGATCTGGAGAAGAGGAAGAGGATGAAGAAGAAAAGAAAAAGAAAAAACCAATTAAAAAAAATAATATTCACGTAAGTGTTATAAAGGATGAAAGGAGGTTAAAAATGTCAGAGGAAAAAATTGAAAAAGAAACTACTGAAGAAACTGAAGAAAAACCAGAAGCTGAGGCTAAAGACGAAGAAGCTGAGGAACCTGAAAAATCTGAGGAATCTGAAGAAGTGAAAAATGAGTTAAAGGCGTTGAAAGAAATTGTGGAGAAACAATCAAAAGAGCTAACTGAAATAAAAGCTTTGTTAAAAAAGCCAGTTAGAAAATCTATGGCTGAACCACAAGTTAAAGATGTGTCTGAAGAAGAAATTTTACCTCTTGATGCTATAGCTTAAAAATGTCAGAACAAGTAGGTGTTCATACTGGAAGTATGCAAGGAGTAAATTGCAAATCTGCTTACTCGCAATCTTTCGGGGGAATGCCAGATGGTACTCGTTATGTAGATGGTTGGCAAAATGTAGATGTAAGAGCAAATCTAAAATCAGCTTTTGAGATTGGATTTAAAGCGATGACTTCATCAACAGGTGGTGAGGGAACTGCTGGTTATGCTATGATTCCAATTTATTTGGACCCAAGAATTGTTGATACAACTCGAAAGTTTACTCCATTAGTGGAGTTAATACCAAGAGTAACAAATCAAGGAACTACTGCAGATTATAATATTATAACTGCTAAAGGTGGGGCATATACTGCTGCAGAAGATGCTGCTTTGCCAGAAACAACTGATACATACGATAGAGCAAGTACTGCTATCAAGTATATTTATGCTGTTGGAAGAGTTACAGGACAAGCACAAGCTGCTTATCCATCGTATATCTTAGATGGATTTCAAGGAACAGGCGCAAATAGTGCTTTTAGTTCAGTTGGGGCTCCAAACGCTAAACAACTTGAAGTTGTAATGAAAGCTAGAGAATTGAGAGAAAAAGAAGAAGATTTAATTGTAAATGGTGATGCAACTACAACTGCAACAGAGTTTTCTGGAATTGTAAAATTACAGAGTACTACTAATGTTGTTGATTTAGATAGTGCTGCATTAACTTATGATGATATTGAAACAGCAGTAAGATATGCTTTCGATGATGGTGGAAGGCCAAAAATCGCAGTATGTTCAAGTGCAGTTTTACAAGATATCAGAAAGTTAATGATTGACACATATAGATATAGTCCTACAGATATGGCAGGCGGAAGTTTACCTTTTGGGGTTAGTGCTAGTTTAGTGCTACAAACAATGGTTGGACCTATTCCAGTTATACCAAGTATGTATTTATCTAATACATCTGGAGCAAAACAAATCTACTTTTTAGATACAGATTTCATAGAAATGAGAGTTTTGCAAGATATGACTTATGAAGATTTAGCAAAAACTAATGATTCACAAAAATTCATGTTGAAAATATATGAATGTCTTATCATGAGAAACACTGCTTTCAATTCATTCATAGATGATATTGCTTAAATCCTTTTTTTTGTTTTTTAGATTTTTTAATTAATTTTTTTTTAATTGAGAAAAAACAAAAAAAAAAAAAACTCTTTAAAATATAAATTATTACACGGAGGTAAAAAAATATGACAACAATAGTAGCAGAAGATGATTGCACTCTTACAGAAGTTGCACCAAACGCAGGAGTTAAGTTTATTCAAGTAGTAACTGCAGAAACAGTAGTTGGTGGAACAGATGATGTAACTGTAGATTTATCTAAATTTGGATGTACTAATGTTCATGCAGTTTTAGTTTTTGATGAAACTACAACTGGCTCAGTAGTGGTAGAACAAGCAGTAACAAGTACTGCAGTTAGTTCAAGTACATTAACTGTTGATTTAGGTGGTTCAAGTACTTGTGTTCACACAATACTTATTTGGGCTTATTGATTTGCCATTAAAACAAAATGGGAAATCAAGGATTAAGAAGCACTGGAGGAAATCCAGCAAGTCCACCTTATACAAATGGACCTTATGTTTGGGATCAACACGTTACTTTTAACGCAGGAATTTCTGCACCTAATGGAGAAGGCGATTGTTGGTTTGTAGATGGAACTAATGGAGCATCTGGAAATAATGGAAAAAGTTGGAGTACAGCCGTTGATACAATTCAAGCAGCCGTAACTTTGGCAGGACCAGGTGATACAGTTTATATTACTGCAAATGATTTAACAGACACTACAGGAGATCCAACAAGTTATGATGAAACTATTATAATTCCAGCTGCAACAAGTAATTTGTCTTTAATTGGAGTTAGTCGAGGTAGAACTCAAGGTGGTTTACCACAAATCAAGATTGGAGCAGGTTCAACTGCAATGCTTACAATAAGAGCACCAGGATGTTTGATTGCTAATTTAGGTTTTAATGGATATGGATCAACAGGTGGAGGAATTTTACTTGATGATGATTATTCAACAAAATGTGCTTTTGGAACAAGTATAATTGGATGTCACTTTAAGAATTGTGTAGTTACAACAAAACATGCTGAAACTGGTGGAGCTATTTATACAACTTCAGCAGGAAACTGCTGGCAAGTATTAATTTCTGGAAACAAATTCTATAAAAATGAAGCAGATATTGTTTTAGTAGGAACTTCAAATACAGTGCCACAAGATTGGGTTATTGAAAACAATATTTTCAGTGGACCGGCAGCAAATGTAGATTGTAATTTATATCTTGCAGGTGGAAGCGGAATCAATGGATTGGTTGTTAATAACAACATATTTCCATGTGATCCAGCAATAGGTTCAGGAACAAATAATATTACTGCAGAGTTAACTGGTTGTGTAGGTATATTTTCAAATAATATGCATGGACATACTGGATTAACATTAGGTGATGGAACAGTTACTGGAGCAGTTATTCCAACAACAATGTTCATGGTAAATAATTACCAAGAAGATGCTATTATAACTAGAACAAGTTAAAATGGTAGATAAATTTCATTGTGAAGAGTGTGCTGGGAAAGCAAGGGATTATGATTGTTCTACTTGTGATGGAAAAGGAAATCCAAAGAAGGTAGAAAAACCTGTTAAGAAATCCAAAAAGAAGTAATTATTTTTTTATTTTTTCTTTTTTTGTTTTTCAATTCAGAAAAAACAAAAAGTCTTAGGACTTAAAATAATTAAATTAGGAGGGAAAAAATGCCGAGCAAAATACAAAGAATGAGGATAAAATCTGGAGCAATAGATAGTTCTGGAGATGCAACTGCACATAGTACCCCAATTCATGGGAAAATATTAGCAGTGCATATAAATTATCCTACACATACTTGTACAGTTGATATAGATTCAGACGAAACCAAAGACCAAAAAATCTTAGATTTAGCAGCAGCAAATACTGATGTAGTTTATTATCCAAGGGTAGCTTTTCATGATAATACTGGTTCTGCTTTAGATTTGAGTGATACTGAAGGTGGAAATACCGCAGTTTATGGAGAGTTTGTAGTTTCAGGGAGATTACTTTTAACAATTGCAAGTGGAACTGAAGATGAAGAAGTAGTGGTAGATGTGATTTACGAGGCTTATTAAAATGAGGTTCGTGAATAAGGGAGAACCTGTTCAAGTTAGAATTAAAGAAAAAACCGGATATAGATGGGAAGGTGTAAAAACAAACCAAACAATTAATCTTTCTGAAAAAATAGGATTAGTTAATGGATTTAAAAAAGTAAATAGTAATGAGACAGTTAAAACAACAGAAGGAAAAATAGGGAAAAAAAAAGTTGAAACAAAACAAATTGAAGAAGTCAAATACACAAATGATTCAGATTTCTATAAGGAATTATTAAAGATTAAGGGGATTGGAAAATATACTGCTCAAGATATTGTTGATTTTGCAACTAAAGAAAAATTAATCGAAGTAGTAAAACTTAAAGGAGCTTTGCCATTTCGCAATGATATTGAAAAAATATTGAGGAAAAAATATGGCTAATGGTGATGGGTTAGATATAAGTGAAGAACAATTTATGAGTATGAACTCTAAACAAAGAGATTTAACTATGTTCAGAAATATGATATATATAAGAAAAAAATTCAAAGATTATAAATTAAATAAAAAAATACAATATGTTTGGTTAATTTGTTTAACTGTTTTTGTTGGATTAAAGAGGTTTTTAATATGACTTATGTAACAAAAGCAAGTGTTAGAAGAACAGTTGGAATAGCAAGTGCTGAAATATCTGATGATGATGTTGATGCAATAATAGCAGAATGTGAACCACAAGTAGAGAGATATTTTAATACTGTTTTTACTCCAAAAGAAAGAATAGATATCTTAGATGGAAATGGAACTAATAGAATATTTACAAGAAAAAATCCTTTATTAGCAGTTAGAGCACTAAAAATTGATGGAACAGCAGAAACAGTAGCCAATTTACATATCTATAAACAATCAGGTAAGATGGTTTTAAGTTCAAGTGCTACAGCTTCAATATTTTTAGAGAAACAAAATGCAATCGTAGTAAAATATCTTTATGGATGGCTAGAGGAAAGTTCAGTAAGTTCAACAACAAGTGCTGCAGAAGTTGCTGGAACAGATGTTAGTGTTGCTTTAGAGTCTATTACTGGGTTTGCAGATGAAGATTGGGTAGAAATTTATGGGATGGATGGTTATAGAGAAACAGCACAAATAAGTGGGGATCCTGCAGGTGGAGCTATTGTATTAGATCAACTGACTAAAACTCATGAAGCTGGAAGTACGGTTGTTAAATTGCAAGTAAGTCCTATTTTTACAAAGTTAATGAATGTTGTTTGTGCTTTGGCTATGGTTGCTAGAATAGTTGGAGAATCTTATACTGATATTGTTGGTTATACAATTAGTGAGATGTCTGTACAAAAAGGAGAACCGTATACCCAGTGGAGAGAAACAGCTGCGCAATTAATTAAAGAGAGGGATAGGCTTATGGGGATGATAAAACCTAGGCCTACTATAATGTAATGAAACTATTTTTATTAGTATTAGTATTATTATGCATTCCTTTTGTTTTAGCAGATTGGACACCTCAAGGGGATATTAATTTAAGAGGAGTTTATGAAATTAAGAATGCAACTAATGTAACTGCAGAATATTTTTGTACAGATGATATTTGTTATAATGTAACTGAATTAATTGGGGGAACAACTTATTATGCAGGAGGGGTTTATATTTTTAAAAATGGTTCAAACTATTTTTATATGAATGAAACAAAACTAAATGCAACAATAAGTGCATTAGATACAACAATAGGTAATTGTTCAGGAGATGAAAGTTGTTCAAACATAATTTATTATTCAAATATTTCTAATCTTAATGTAAATCGTTCTGGATATTGGGATAATTTAAATTCTATTAATGCAACCCAAATGGAAAATTCAGGAGGTTATTTG